GGTGACGCAATGCCCGGTTTCCATCTAGCGGCAGCTTGTTTGACTAATTGAATTCAGAGGTTACGCATGCGCACGACCATCGGCAAGCGTCGTCGCGGAAAAGAGCATCTCCCGAGCGACCTATCCTGCCCGGTCGTTGCGGCCCGTTGGCCGGTCAAGCGCGTGCTCCGTCTCGCCCCGGAACAAGGAGCCCCGACCGCCATCGGTCGCCTGACTCCGGGTTGCGAAATCTGGGGCCTGACCAAGGGCCAGTTCTCGCTCCCGGAAATCCTCGCGGCCGTCCTCGACCAGACCGGCCCGGCCCACGTGACGACTGCCGCGTTCACCGTCGCCGAGGATGCGATCGTCAAGACCCGCGCGATTCGGGACGCGGGGCTCCTGCTATCCTTTCGGATCATCCTCGACCGCTCGATCCAGTCACGGGAGCGTGAATACACCGCGATGTTGCTGGAGACCTTCGGGGCCGAGGCTGTCCGAACGACGCGGAATCACGCCAAGTGGCTCGTGGTCCGCAATGCCATATGGTCGATCGTGGTGTCCACGTCGATGAACTTCGGGGCCTCGCCTCGCCTCGAACAGTTCTGTCTCTCTGACGACCCGCAGATTGCGGACCTGCTTGACGGCGTGGCTGCGGAGTTGTGGGCGAGGCCGGTAGGTTTCAATTTCGACGGCGACGGCCGCGGGCTTCCGATGGAGCACCCGGCCCTCGTCCCGCACCTGGCCGAGCCGGATCCATCGGCAAAGCGGAAACTTGGCCCATCCGAAGCCGCGGTCCTGCTCGGAATCTCCCGCCCGATGGTGACACGCCTCCGCAACAACGGCCGACTGACCTTCGACGCCGACGGGGCCGCCCCCGAAGCCCGGTTGAAGGAGGAGCACGAGCGGTACCTGCGGATCAAACGCCAACGGATCGGGACCCAGGAACCCACCGAGTCCCACGAGGGCGCGGATTCCGACGACACCGCGACCTACTACGCCTCGCGAGCCCGCCGCGAAAAGGCCCTGGCCGACCTGGCCGAACTCGACCGCGACACGAAGAACGGGCTCCTGACCGAGACCTCCTCCGTCGCCGACCTCTGGTTCCGCAAGGTCCGCGCCGTCCGCGACCGCCTCCTGGACCTGCCCGCGCGTCTCGCCGCCCCGCTCGTTGGCATGGGCGACCTGACCGACATCCGGGTGTTCCTGGACCACGAGATGCGCCAGATCCTGGAGGAGCTGTCAAATGGACCGAAGTCCGATTGACCTCGGCGCCGTGTTCGATGCCGCGCTCCGGCCGGACCCCGCGCTATTGCCGTCCGAATGGGCCGACGCGCACCGGATCTTGTCGTCCGTCGAGTCGGGCGAGCCGGGACGGTGGCGCACCGACCGTACCCCGTACTTGCGGGAGATTCTCGACCGCCTCGCGCCAACCGACCCGACCGAGCGCGTGGTCGTGATGAAGGGTTCCCAGGTCGGCGGCACGGAGGTGTCCCTGAACTGGGTCGGATACTGCATCGCGTGCTCGCCCGGGCCGATCCTGGCCGTGCAGCCGACCGTGGAGATGGGTAAGCGATGGTCGAAGGGCCGCCTCGCCCCGATGATTGCGTCCACGCCCGCGCTGTCGCAGCTCGTCGCACCGGCCCGCGAGCGGGACTCGGGCAATACGCTCGCGGTCAAGGAGTTCTCCGGTGGCGTGCTCGTGATCACGGGCGCGAACAGCGCGGTGGGCCTGCGGTCCATGCCGGTCCAGCGCCTGATCCTCGACGAGGTGGACGCCTACCCGGATGATGCGGACGACGAGGGTGACCCGGTGGACCTGGCGGTGAAGCGGACCTCGACGTTCGCGTCGCGGCGAAAGATCCTGATGATCTCGACACCGACCATCAAGGGCGGGTCCCGCATCGAACGCGCATTCCTCGATTCGGACCAGCGGCGGTTCTGGGTACCGTGCCCGGCCTGCGGAGAATTCCGCGTCATCCGGTGGGCCGACATCCGCTGGCCAGAGGGTGAACCACGCGCCGCGAAGTGGCACTGCCCGTCGTGCGGGTACGAGGCGGGCAATCACGAGAAGACGGCCATGCTCGTGCGGGGAGAGTGGCGGCCGACCGCGCCGGGCGACGGCAAGACCGCGGGCTACCACCTGCCGAGCCTGCTCGCGCCGCACGGATGGGACTCGTGGGGTGACATCGCGGCCGAGTTCGCCGAGTCGCGCAAGGACCCGGCCCGACTGAAGGTCTGGGTGAACACGCGCCTCGGTGAGACCTGGGAGGAGCAGGGCGACGAACTCGGCTCGGGTTCGCTGACTGGGCGCATCGTCCCGGACTGGGGCGAGCAGATCCCTACCGAGGTCCAGACGATCACCACCGGGACCGACGTGCAGGAGAACCGCGTCGAGACCATCACCATCGGCTGGGGCGCGGGGTGGGAGTGGTGGGTGCTGGACTACGCCGTCATCCTGTCCGACCCGCTCGACAAGGACACCTGGCTCCGGCACGACCAGCTCATCCGTCGCGAATGGCAGACCGCGGACGGCCGCCGCCTGCGGGCCGCCGCCTCATGCGTGGACTCCGGGCACCGCTTTCAGCAGGTCCTGGAGTACTGCCAGCCCCGGCGCAAGGCCGGGGTGTTCGCGGTCAAAGGCCTCCCCGGCAAAGGCCCGATCTGGGACCGCAAGATCCGCCGCTCCGCGAAGGCTGGCGGGAGGGCGACGTTCCACGCCGTTCACGTGGACGTGGCCAAGGACGACCTGTACGCCATGCTCCGGGCCGAATCCGGCCCGCGCTCGCTGCACGTCCCTGTGCGCATCCTCCAACAAGTGCCCGATTTCGAGGCCCAGTTGACCGCCGAACGCCGCGTGCGCAAGGTGGACCGGCACGGCAGGACCGTGACCTCCTGGAAACTCAAGTCCGAAGGTCGTCGCAACGAGGTGCTCGACGCCTGCGTGTACGCCCTCGCCGCCGCGCACTCGCTCTCGCTGTCCGGTCTGCGATTCCATGAGACCCGGCCCATCCAGTCCGCGCCCATCCCGCCGCCCGCCGCCCCCGAGTCGCCGCAATCTACACCCTCGCTGTCTACACCCGTCCCGGGCGATACTCCGGTGAGACCGGCCCCGGCCCGGCGCGCAATCGCCCCGACCGGATGGAATCGCGGAGGTGGACGGAGGTGGTGACGTGGCATTCTCCCAGGCCCAACTCGACGCCCTGGAAGCGGCCTACGCGGCCGGGGTGACGGTCGTCCACCACAACAACAAGACCGTGACCTACGCGAGCCTGCCGGACCTGTGGGAGGCGATCCTCCGGCTCCGTCGCGCACTGCAAGCGACCTCCCGCCGGTATACGCACGGCCGGATTCGTTTCCAGGAGGACTGACCATGGGACGATTCCGCGACGCCTGGCGGGCCTTGACGAGGACCTCGTCGTCCACCCCGCGCTCGACCCGCTCCTACCACGCCGTCTCGGCCGATCACGCGCTCGACTGGCGCACCTCGCGGGCCGACGCGGTTTCCGAGGTCCGCGCCGGACTCGTCCCGCTCGTGGCCCGCTCCCGGGACCTCGTGCGCAACTCGGCCTATGCCCGTCGCATCCTCGACGCCATGGTCAACGCCCTGGTCGCGACCGGAATCCGGCCGACGATCAAGACCGGGAATCTCGACCTTGACAACGAGGTCTACCGGCTGTGGGACACCTGGGGCCGCGTCTGCGTCCCGGGCTCGCACCTGACCATCTACGGGTTGCAGGCGATGCTGGCCCGGGCCTGGTTCCAGGACGGGGAGGCTCTGCTCCGGTTCCGTCCGCGCCTGACCGCGGACCTGCCCGGGTTGCCGCCGCTCAAGCTGCAACCCCTTGAGGCCGACCTGCTCGAACCCGACCGAGACGCGGTGGTCGGGCTCAATCGCATCGTGTCCGGCATCGAGTTCGACGCGATCGGGGAACTCGCGGCCTACCACCTGCTCCGCGAGCACCCGGGCAACTCGTACCCGTTCGCTTCCGCCTCCTCGCTTGACACCGTTCGCGTGCCCGCTTCCTCGATTATTCACCTGTTCCGGCCGGAGCGCCCGGGACAAGTCCGCGGGACCCCGCTCCTGTCGCCGGTGATTCTCGCGCTGTGGGACCTGGCCGGGTATTCGGAGGCGATCCTGACGGGCACTCGGGCCGCGGCCTCCATCGTCGCGACCGTCGAGGGCGGGGACGAGGAAGATCCGCCGTCCGGCCTCGTGGCCCAGGGTGAGGACAGCGTGGAGACCCCGGACCCCGTGACGGACAGCATGGGTCGGGTCGTCGAGCAACTCGGTGCGAACACGGTCATCTACTCGCCGCCGGGGAAGAAGGTCAGCGTCCACGCCCCGCAGCCCCCGCAGGGAGTCGCCGAGTATGTGACCGCCTGTCTGCACGAGATCGCGGCCGGGGTCGGGATGTCGTACCACGTCCTCTCTGGGGACATGAGTGACTCCTCGTTCGCGCAGGCCAAGCTCGGCCTGCTCGAACAGGCCCGGAACATCGCGGTCCTGCGCTCGTCCGTGTTCGTCCCGGTCGCGCTTGACCCGATCTGGCGCGCGTTCATCGACGCCTCGATCCTCGCGGGCCTGCTCCCGGACAACCCGGCCTTGTACGCCGTCCGGTGGTCTGACCCCAAGGTCCAGGCCGCCGACCGGTTGGAAGAGGCAAAAGCCGCGAAACTCGAAATGAGGCTCGCGCTTCGGTCCCGCCCCGAAATCATCGAGGCGGATGGCCGGGACCCTGACGATGTGGACCGCGAGATCGCGGACGACAAGCGTCGCCGCGCCGAACTTGGCATCGTGAGCGACGGGGATCCGTCCGAGACGAGCGAGGCCGGACAGGTGAACGACC